CAGGTTCTATGTCAGGAACAGCAACTTATACAACATCAGTCCCAGAGGGAACAGTTGTAGAGTGGGATTCTAGTAATAAAGTTCTGTTTTACGTTCAGACTTCTTATGATAGTCAGGGAACAAATGCTACAACAAAACAGAACGTGCCTTTCGGTGGTACTGGAACCATAACAGGAGCAACTTCAAGTGCAACTGGTGTTCCAAACGCTACATACAGCACATCATTGAATAACACATCATTCACTGCTGGATATGCAACTCCTGAGATGCAGCCTGATTCTGGTGATGTTATTTACATTGAAAACCGCAAACCTATCAGTCGTGCTAGTGATCAGACTGAAGATGTCAAATTGATCGTAGAGTTCTAATATGCAAAAAACTGATCTTAATGTCTCTCCTTACTATGACGATTTTTCGGAGAGTAGTAATTTTCATAGAGTATTGTTTCGTCCTGCATTTTCTATACAGGCTCGGGAACTTACTCAGATGCAGTCTATTCTGCAAAATCAGATAGAGAGATTCGGATCACACTTTTTCAAAGAAGGTGCTATGGTCATCCCTGGCCAGGCTGGGTTTGATGTTACCTATTCCTATGTAAAACTTCAAGCAACATTCACAGCAGGATCTACCACACACACTGTAGAAAATTATCGAACATCTTTGATCGGTAAAAAACTTACAGGTGCAACTTCAAACGTCATTGCAAAAGTTGTTGGGAGTGTGGCCGCAGAGGGTTCAGATGACTTGACTCTGTTTATAAAATATGAGTCATCTGGAACAGCAGTAAACGCAGCCACAAACTTTACTTTCAGTAATGGAGAAGCACTCAATACTGATACTGCAATTACATATACCGCAGGAGGAACTTCCTACACGTTAAGTATAGGTAGTCAAGTTGCTACCGCAGCTGCGGCAAATGCAACTGGTATTGGTTCTTCTGCAAATGTACAAAAAGGTATCTACTATATTCGTGGTACTTTTGTTCAGGTTGAAGAACAGACTATCGTATTAGACAAGTACACAAACACACCTTCTTACAGAGTTGGATTCACAATCACAGAATCACTATCGACTCCCGAAGAAGACTCTTCACTTTTAGACAATGCAACTGGTTCATCCAACTTTGCAGCCAAGGGTGCTCATCGACTCAAGTACACACTAACTCTCGCAAAGAAAAATCTATCATCTGCTGATGATGCTGACTTTGTAGAATTGATGCAACTAGAACAAGGTGTTCCTAGAACAATTGCAAGAAATACAGAGTACTCAGTTCTTGAAGAGACACTTGCACGAAGGACTTTTGATGAGTCTGGTGATTACATGGTTCGTGGATTTGATATTGATCTACGAGAACACTTTGACGATGGATTGAACAATGGTGTATTTACAGCTACGAATGGTGGAGATGCATCCAAAGTTGCAGTCGTACTTGCCCCAGGCAAGGCATACATTAGAGGTTTTGAGGTAGAGACTATCGGTCAAACAGTGGTTCCTCTGGACAAGGCTAGAAGTACAGAGTTCGTACAAAATTATCCAACGACATTTAGTGCAGGAAATTACCTTCAGGTAGAGAACACATTCGGTTCACCAGACATTGACTCTTTCGGAACGACACTTTCACCATTCAGAGAAGTTGAGATTCGTGATCAAAGAATACCAACAACAAATCTGAATGGAGCTCTTGCTCACGGCACAACATCTGGTAATTTTAATGTAGACAGTACAACAAGATTTCCTGCTAGTGGTAATTTTATTATCCGTATCGGTGAAGAATTACTTCAAGTATCCACTAATAATGGCACATCATTTACTATTGTATCGAGAGATTATCTAGGTTATAATGATGGAACAGGTACTCATGCTGACAACTCAGTTGTAACTGGATGGGGAATTGATCCACAAACAACTACAAACTCTAGAGCAAATGTAATTGGGTTTGCTAGAACAAGAGCATTTGAGCATGGTACTGGTGCTGAGTCGGCATCTTTTCTTGCAGGAGCTTATCCACTAACAACTCGATTCCAACATTACCTTTTTGATGTTCGGATGTTATGTAAGTTGACTTTAGATGGCAATCTTGGTTCTAATGTTCTCCACAATGGTGCAAAGATTACAGGTCAAACTTCAGGTGCAACTGGTTTTGTGCATATTACAAAACAAGATGTTGCTGCTGGTGCAGCTGCAAATACAAATGATGGAACAACTCTAACTGGATCTCATTCAGTTTTTCATGTTATTCAAACCACAGGAACATTTCAAGCAGGTGAAACTATTTCAAGCAGTATCAGCGAAGACTTTGGTGGAACAGCACCAGCTGGAGGAACTGATATTTTACATGGAACTACTGCTCCGATTTATTTTGGAATGTCAGATGCTCATTCATTGTTTAGTAATGATAATGGCTCTGACTATATTACAGATATTTTTCCTGCTGATGCGAAAAAATTGACAGGTAGTGCTTCAGCAAGTGCTGGGACTACAGTAGATGGAACTAATACTGGATTTCTTTCTGATCTGAAAATTGGTGATCTTGTTGAAATGCAAGATACGGATGGAATAGTTAGGAGACTAGAGGTTGCGACAATACCAAGTGATGTTAGGTTCACTACAGTCGAAACAATTCCAGTTACAATTACAAATTCAACAATCCTAAGAGTTCGATCAAAACTAGAAGAACAGGAAGAGTTGGTAATGATTTCCAAACTTCCAAAGCCTGCAATCAAAACACTCAAGTCTGCTCAACTTAATAATCAAGTTGATACTACACTTACAGTTCGTAGACAAGAGACAGTTACATTATCTGGTGGAGGTGGAAATATAAGTTTACCAGAGGGTGAATCATTTGTTTCTTTTACTGCTGATGACTATGTACTTCAAGTTCATAATCGTGCTTCAAATGCTGTTTATGCTGATGGACAAATATTAGCTCCATCAACAAGTAATTCTGACGCTACTTATTTAAATATAGGAACAACTACTTTGGGTATAACCATAAGTGGTGGTGGTTCGATGGTTCTTAAAGTAACCTTTACAGTTCAGATTGCTACTGCACAAGAAAAAACAAAAACACTAGTTCCCTCTCAGACATTGCATATTAGAAATGAGAAGGGAAATATCTATGGAACAAACTACAAGGATGCAGATATTTCTTTACAGAAAGCTGATATTTTCAAGGTCCGAGCAGTTTACATGGGAACTTCATCAGCAGATGCAACAGCACCAACTGTAACTTACAATAACGGCACAGGTGGTAACACACTTTCAACAGAGATCTTCCAGCCTGGGGAAAAAATTACAGGTTCTAATGGTGCAATTGCAAGAGTTATTTCTGGTGGATCGGTTGGTTCTACCACAACTGCAAGTATAGTTTATTTAACAACTAAAACTTTCACATCTGGAATCACCTTAACTTCAGCACAAACTACTTTCAGTAATACTCTTACTACAACAGCTGTGAGCGCAGGAAGTACTAATATTCTTAGTGACTTTGAAATTGACAATGGCATGAGAGATACATTTTATGACATTGGAAGACTTACAAGAAAAGCCGGATCTACACCACCAACTGGAAGACTTCTCATTGTCTATGATTACTTTACTCATGGTGCAGGAAATTATTTTAGTGTAGACTCATATCCTGTAGGTACATCAACGGAGAGTATTTCTTACGAGGAAATACCTTTGTATTCAGCACAAAGAGTTGATCCAGACACAATATCTCCAACTGGTGAATATGAACTCAGAGATTCCGTAGATTTTAGACCAAGAATTGGTGATGTTGATGTTGTTACACAGGCAAATGATGGTAGTGGTGTAATGACAGCTGCTGAGTTGAACTTAAACTCAATGTCTGCATTTCAGTTTCCAAAGAGAAATTTTTCTTCTGGAACTGCTTCACTTGTTGATGTTCCAAAAACAGATAATACTTTTCTTGCATCTTTTGATTTCTATCTACCACAAAACTCTGCATTATATTTGGATACAGAAGGTGAGTTCCAGACAATCTCAGGTGGAGCTGCAGAAAATCCTGAAATGCCAAATATGATTGATGAT